GAGCGGAGTTCGTCGAAGGGGTTCACGAGCGGTGGATGGAACCCACCTGTGAGGCGGAGCCTCCGAAAACCGAGAAGCCAGTGAAGGGGACGAAAGCCGCGAAGTCTGACAAACTGATCGACATCCTTGACGGCGTGATCGAGGAGAAGCCGGGCAAGACGCGGAAGGGGTGATGTAGGTGGCGCTGACGGTCGGCACGGACACCTACGTTTCGCTTGCGGACTGCAACGCCTACCACACGGCGCTCGGCAATGCCCTGTGGACCGGGACGGACACGGCCAAGGAAGGCGCGTTGCGGAAGGCGGCTGCCTATCTCGATTCGCACTACCGGGGGCGGTGGAAGGGGATCCGGGCGGACCGCGACCAGGCGCTGGCATGGCCACGCGAGGGGGTCGTCGACGAGGACGGCTACGCGGTGGATCCGGGTTCGATCCCGAAGGTGATCCGGGATGCGTGCTGTGAGGCCGCCCTGCGGATGCTGTCCGGGGAGATGGAGCCGGACCTTGCGAGGGGCGGGAGGATCGAATCCGAGACGGTCGGGGAGATATCCGTGTCCTACGAGGACACCGCTCCGGCTGGGACGAGCTACCCGGTGATCGACAACCTCCTGAGGGGAGTGCTCCGGTCCAGCGGGACGGTGGAGATGATCCGGGGATGACGTATGAATATGCGCCCCTTCGGAAACGGGGGGCCGACCTGATCGAGCGGTTCGGGCAGACGGTCACGATCCGGCGGTACGCCACGGAAGCTCCCGCTCACGGGTGGGAGCGGGGGACAACGACCGCTTCGGATTCGACGGCGAAGGGCGTGATGCTGGCCTACGCCGAACGCCTGATCAACGGCGAGACGATCCGGGCGGGGGATCGCCTGGTCCTCCTTTCTCCCGATTCTCCCGTGGTCCCGACGCAGGACGACCGCCTGGTCATCGGGGGGCTGGAATTCGCCGTCATCGCCGTGGAGGCCATGAACCCGGGAGGGACGCCCCTCTACTACAAGGTTCAGGTCAGGCGGTGATCGGATGAGCGATGAAAACCTGACAAATTTCAGGCTTTCGCTGGAAAAGTTCGGGAAATTGACCGAGGAGAAGCACACGAAGCTAATCCGTATGGTCGCGCTGGACGTGCTCCGGCGGGTGGTCCTGAAGTCCCCGGTCCGAACTGGGCGGTTCCGGGCCAACTGGAACGTGGGGATCGGGTCGCCGGATCTCTCGACCACGGAAGAGACGGCGAACACGGCGATGCAGAAGGGCGCGGCTGTGGTCGAGGGGGTTAAGGACGGCAACGTCGCGATCTACGTCTCGAACAACCTCGATTACGCCGAGGCGCTGGAGCACGGGCATTCGAAGCAGGCCCCGCAGGGGGTTGTCGGGGTGACGGTCGCCGAGATGCAGGCAACGATGGGGGGGTAGCCGATGGGATACCAGAGCGAATTCGAGACCCTCGCCGGGGTGTTCGAGGCGGGATGGAACGGCGCAACCCCCATCGCGTGGGGGAACCTCGATTTTACCCCGGTCACGCCTCTCGCCCCGTGGGTCCGGTTCTCGGTTCTCCCGGGGGAAGCGTTTCATGCGACGGCCGGGGCGCCGGGGGCGAATATCGTCCGTCATCCGGGGCTGATCACCGTGCAGGTGTTCGTTCCCCTGAATTCCGGGAGCGTGGAGGCCCTGGGGCTCGCCGACGACGTGGCGGAGATTTTCCGGGGGTACAGCTCCGTGGGGATCCGGTGCGGTGCCCCGTGGATCACCCATGTCGGGGGGGCGGGCGACGACGGGTGGTATCAGGTGAACGTCAACATCCCGTTCGTGCGGGATGAAGCCTTGTAAGGGGGTGATTGCGATTGATCGCGAATGCGTCTGAGGTCCAGCTGTCCTACGTTCCTGAAACGACGTGGGGGACGACCCCGTCGACGCCAACGTTTCAGATCCTGCGTTTCACCCGTGAATCGCTGAAGCTCCTGCGGGAGAGCGTCGTGTCCAGCGAGATGCGGGCTGACCGCAACGTGACCGACCAGATCCTGGTTTCGGGCGGGGCGAGCGGGGGGATCGGGATCGAGCTGTCCTACGGGACCTTCGATGACCTGCTGGAGAGTCTGCTTCAGAACACGTGGAGCACGAACATCCTGAAGAACGGCATCACCAAGAAATCGTTCACTTTCGAGAAAAAGATCGAGCTGGGGACGACGGACCAGTATTTTCGGTTCACTGGGATGATGGTCGATTCGCTGAAAATATCGGTAAAGGCGAAGGAAATCGTTTCCGGCGAGTTCTCGCTGGTCGGGAAAGGCGGGGCGCTTGCGCAGACCCCAATCTCCGGGGCGACCTATACGAACCCCACCACGGAAAAGGTCATGTCGGCATCGGCCGATTTCGCGAGTCTGTCGGTTGGAGGGGTCACCACGCTGAACGTGCAGGGGCTGGATCTCGAGATCCGAAATTCCCTCCGTCCCGTAGACGTGGCTGGATCGATGGAGAGGGCCGGGATAGGGTCCGGTCGGTTCGAGGTGAGCGGGAGTCTCGACGTCTACTTCGAGAGCAACACGGCCTACGATATGTTCCTCGCGGGCAACGCCGTGGCCCTGTCGTTCGTTCTGGGGTCGACGACGCTGAAAAAGTACCGGTTCGACATCGGGTCGCTGAAATTCGGCGATGCCGAGGTGTTCGCGGAAGGTGCGGATGGGGACATGATGTGCCGAATGTCGTTCAACGGGATTTACAACTCCGGCGACGCGGCAACTCTGAAAATCACGAGGGCGGTGGCATAGCGTGAGCGTAAAGGGGCCATACACGATGTTTCGGACGGACCCCAGGGCCGAGGCGGTCGACGGGGTCACCATCGATTACGGGGCGTTCAGGATCCGGGTGGTCCGTGCTGGCGGGGCTAACGCCAAGTTCAGGCGGATCATGGCGGAGCGGTTGCGCCCCTACCGGAAACAGCTGGAGATGGGGACGATGGACGAGGCGGTTGCCGAGCAGATTCTCCGGGAGGCGTATGCCGACGCGGTCATCGTCGGATGGGAGGGCGTGACCGACGAGAACGGCAACGACCTTCCGTTCACCCGCGACAACGTCCTGAAGGTCCTTGAGGATCTTCCCGACCTGTTCCGGGACATTCAGGAGCAGGCGAACCTGCTTTCGAATTTCAAGGCTGAGGCCCTGGAGGACGAGGCAAAAAACTGAGGGAAGCCCTCCGGTGGGAGCTGTCCTGGGGGGCACAGAGGGAGTTTCTGGAGGCGATGGCGGAGCGGGACGGGATCGAGCCGAAGGCGCTTGCCAGCCGGGTTGAGGTCAGTCCCGCTCTGTCGTTCTACTACGAGGCGTTCATCACCCTGTCCGCATCGCGGACCGTGGGGATGTCGGCAAACCCGATCAGCCTGTCGGAGATGCTGGCATATTGTGATCTCTATGGCCTGTACGGCGAGGAACGGCATGATTTCGTCCGCCTGATCCAGGAGATGGATCGGGAATATTTGCGCTGGGTCGACGAACAGGCCAGGCGAAGGGGCAGGGAGGGGAGGTGAAAGCGTGTCGGGTGAGGCCACGAATGCACGGCTACAGGTTGTGATTGACGGTCGAGGGGCGCAGGAGGGGGCCAGGGTCGTCTCGCGGTCGCTGGACGAGATCGAGCGGAAGGCGGCCCGGTCTGTGTCCGCCGTGGAGACGCTCCGGTCGTCGTTTGCCGGGCTGGCGCTCAAGCTGGGGGCATTCCTCGGCGTGACGGCCGGGTTCAGCACGATGATCCAGAACACCATCACGGCAGAGCGCGCCCTCGCCAAGATGCAGGGGGTCATCAAGTCCACGGGAGGGGTCGCCGGGAGGACGTCAGAACAACTGGAGGCCTTTTCAGCGGCACTCCAGAAGTCCACGATTTACGGGGACGATGTGATTCAGGAGGGCATGGCCCTGCTCCTGACGTTTCGGAACATCCGGGGGGAAGTGTTCGACCGGACCACGAAGGCGGCGCTGGACATGGCGACGGCGCTGGGGATGGATCTGACCAGCGCGATGCAGATGCTGGGGCGGGCGGTCAACGATCCATCGACCGGGCTGATGATGCTGTCCCGTGTGGGGGTCAGGATCTCGGCCCCGGTCCAGCAGGCGATCAAGGACCTGGTCGCCAGCGGGGATATCGTCCGGGCGCAGAACCTCGTCCTCGACGAGATGGAAAAGCGGTTCGGCGGGCTGGCTTCCTCCATGCGGGGGACCCTTGGCGGGGCCATCCAGTCGCTGAAGAACGCCTTCGGCGACCTGTTCGAGATGAATAAGCTGAAGGGAGTGCCCTCGCTGACCCAGCAGTTCGAACGGCTGACCGCGACCCTGTCGTCGGAGAAGGCCCGGCAGGCGGCGGACGCGATCGGCGGGGCGATGCTCTCGGCAATCAACGCGATCACCAAGGCGACCGCCTCCCTGTTCTCGTTCCTCGAAACCCATTCCACGGCAGTCAAGGTCGCGGTGTATGGGATGGTCGGGGCGTTCGTCGCCCTCAAGGGGGCAGTCCTCGCCATCGCCGTGGCGAAGCTGGTGGCGGAGTTCTCCGTGTGGCTTTCCCTGTTCCCGGCGGCGGTGAAGGGGGTTAGCGACCTCGTGACGTGGCTTTCCCTGTTTGGCCCCGTCAAAACGCTCATTGCCGGGGTCACGGGAGCGATGGAGACCATGGCGTTCACGGTCAAGTGGGTTCTGATACCGGCGCTTGCGGGGCTGATGGCCTACGAGGCGTTTTTCAAGAAGGATTCCTACTACACGGCTCCGGTCGGCGGGCCGAATTCCTCGCGTTCCATCCCATCGACCCTCGGGGAGACCCGGCAGAAGCTGGCCCAACAGCAGGCCCAGATGGATCAGCTGGACGTGATGAGGCTGGCGGGGTTGCAGTCCGGGGCAGGAGGAGGATCCGCCCCCTATGACATCGGCGGGAAGAAAGGGGCAGGGGGCGGGAGTTCCGGCCCTAGCGCGACGGAACAGCTCGTGACGAAAATCCGGGATCAAATCCGGTACCTCAACACGGAGGGGAAGGCGTTCCTGCCGATCCTCGACAGCTGGCAGAAGAAGCTGAAGCCGTTGTCGTCGGACTGGAAGGCGATCGCCGACCTGTCGCTGGAGATCCGGCAGAACGCGGCCCAGGCGGCGGCCCAGTCGGTAAAGGCGGAGCTGGACCGGATCCAGAAGGCCAAGGAAGAGCAGGAGGAACTCCAGAGGATCGCCGAGGAAACGGGGCAGGCGACCCTCGACCTCTACAAGTCGCTGAACGCCTCCGGCATGATGGGCGACGCGGAGTACCTGCGGATCGTCGAGGAGCGCATGGAGGCCATCCGGCAGAAATACCAGCAGATGGTCGGCGAGGGGGTCAGCATCCGCAGTCTGCTGGAGGGGGACAGCGAGTACCGCGACCTGTTCGGCGAGGCCCAGTCCAAGGCCGTCGAGACGGCGAACAGCACGCTGGAGACCCTCAAGGGGCAGTACGACAACGGCAGGCTGAGCGTGGAGCAGTACCGGAGCGCCCTGGAGGCCCTGCTGGCGCAGTACGAGAAGTTCCCGCTCGCCGTTCAGGCCATCCAGTCCGCCATCACGGGTCTGGGTCAGGCCGTGGAGAACAGCAAGACGTCGATGAGCACGCTCGTGCGGGACGCCGAGGACGCCCTGTCGAACAAGCTAAGCGGGATCGCGGGAGACCTGGCGGATGCGTTTGCCGGGGCAATCGCATACGGGAATGACCTGTCGAGCGTTCTGAAACGGTTGGCGCAGGACCTGGCGTATCTCGCCCTCAAGGCCCTGATCCTCCGGGCCATCAGCGGGCTGTTTGGCGGCGGCGGTGGGCTGGTGGCATCCTCATGGGGACCGATGGAAACGTGGGGGTCGACCCGCGTGGGGTTCAACTACCACACGGGGGGGATCGTCGGGTACGAGGGGAGGATGCGTTCCCTGTCCTCGTTGCCGAGGTTTCACTCCGGCGGACTGTCGAGCGACGAGCAGCTGGCAGTCCTGAAGCGGGGCGAGGGGGTGTTCACGCCGGAGCAGATGCGGGCGCTGGGACGCGACCGGGATGACGATACGCCTCCGGCCATCGTGATGAACATAAACGCGCTTGACCCGCGCTCGTTCATCGACCTGATGCGGAGCAACCGGACGGTCATCGAGTCGCTGATCGTCGAGAATATCGCGAAAAACGCCTCGGTTCGGAAGGCGATCAGGGGGCTGACGTAATGCCGAGAGGAAATTCGACGTTCAACGCAGAAATCGCCAAGGACGAGCTTGCACCGATCCTGCTGGTGCGGATCCTCGACATCCCTGAGGTCGAGAACCCGAACGTGACCCATTCCCTCTACCTGACGGACTGTGACTACGACCCCGTGACGGGAAGCCACACGGACATCGGGTTCTTCGACGAGGACGGGAACCCGCAGGTTTATTCTTCATGCGGGCTGAGCTACGAGCAATGTGAGGTGGACACGGACAACACGATCGAGACCGTGTACGTCCGCCTCGACAACGTGACGAGGGAGTTTTCGGCATACGCCCAGTATGTCCGGCTCAACGGGGTCACGGTGCACGTCCTGCGTGGGTTCCGAAACCTGCTGAACACGCCGGACGGGGCGCAGATGCTGTTCTGCGGGCGGATCCGGCAGGCGCTGATCAACGAGACCGCGATCCAGCTGATGGTGTGGGCGGACTTTTCGCTGAAGAAGAAGGTCCCGAGGCGGTTGTACTGGGCGAATGACTTCCCCTATCTCCCCGCCGCGAAGGATGTGCGGGTGACGATGAGGATATGAACGAGAAGCTGAACAGCCTGATCGGAATCCCGTGGTCGAGGTCGGCCCCTCCCGATGGGGCCGACTGTTTTTCCCTGGCCCTGTACGCGCAGGAGGTCCTCTGGGGGCGGCAGGTCGACCCGTGGAGGTATGGAGACCCGTCGTGGAGTACCGACGAGGAGATGCTGGGGAAGACGCTGGCGGATCTGGAGGCAGGGCTGGCCAGGTTCTGCGACAGGGCGGACGGTCCCGCCGAGGGGATCATGGCGACGGTCTCGGCCTTCGGCTACGTCCACGTCGTGACGTTCGTGGATCCGTTCCACGTCCTGCACATCGCGAAGGGGAAGACGAGCCAGGTCAGCCCGTTCGGGAGCTGGTTCCGCTCCCGCGTGAGGGCATACTGGAAGATTCGGGATGAGGAGGTGGTGCCCGGTGGCTCTTGTGGCGGCCGGTGCGCTGATCGGCGCGATTAGTGTCGGCGGGGCGTACCTGTTCGGTGCGACCCTCGTGGCCTCGATGCTGGCCGGGGCGGCGATCGGGTCCTTGTTCGAGATGGCGAACATCGACCTCGAGTTCCAGTCCCCGACCTACTCGTTCGGGCCGACGAGCAACAGCAAAACACAGGTGCTCCCGATCCCTGTCGTGTATGGAACGATGCGCGTGGCCGGTAACATTTTCTACGAGAATTTTCTGGACGACAAAAAGACGAAGGTCGAGCGGATGGTCGGCGTTTCCGAAGGCCCCGTGCAGAGCATCACGGGCGTGCAGTTCGACGACCAGAACCCAGAGAACCTGGACGAGTGTTCCTACACGGTGCATCTCGATAGTGACGATTCCACGACCGACCCGCGGGATCCCGGCGGGTATGCCCCGGAATTCCCCGACCTGTGGCCCAAATGGCTTCCGCCCCTGCCGGAGTGGCTCAAGATCAAGTTCCTCGCACCGTCCCCGAAGCGCAACGTGCGCCCGTATCCGAATCACCTCGCGTTCATCGGTGCCACGCTGAAGGCACAGGAGAAACTGACTGGGCCAGCCGTCATCACGTCCATCGTGGAGGGGCGGAAAATCTGGACCCCAAGCGGGGTGCAGTTCTCCGACAACCCGGCGTGGATCGTCCGGGACCTGCTGACGAACACGCGCTACGGGCTGGGGATCCCCGAATCGAGGATCGACGCCGATTCGTTCCTGACGGCCGCGACCTACTGCGACGGGCTGGTGGACGGGGGGAAGCGCTTCACGCTCAACTACGTCGTCGACACGCAGAAAGAGGCTGTCGACGTGCTGGCGGAGATGCTGGCCTGTTTCCGCGGGTACCTGATCCGGCGGGACAAGATCGCGCTGAAGATCGACGCCCCCGTGGCCTCGGTCTACAAGCAGGTCACGGAGGACAGCATCATCGCGGGGTCGTTCACGTGGTGGCAGACCCCGGAGGACGAGGCGTTCAACCGGGTCATCGTGGAGTGGGTGGATCCGGGCAATCACTGGGAGACGGTGACGGTCGTCTACGAGGACACGGACGACATCGAGCACCGGGGGGTGATCGAGCGGTCGTTCAGCCTGAAGGGGATCACGAACGTGAATCAGGCGTGCCGGATGGGGGCCTACCTGCTGGACACGGCACGGCTGGTTCGGAATCATTGCAGTTTCAAGCTTTCGCTCGGCGACGCCGACATCGAGGCCGGAGACGTGATCGGCATCACCCATTCGCTGGCCGGGTGGGTGCAGAAGCCATTCCGCGTCACGCAGGTCGTCGACAGCGGGGACCGGAACGCCGAGGAAATCTCGGTGGTCTGTTCCGAGTACGTGGCGGAGGTCTACAACGACCGGGCGGAGCCGATCAGCTACCACGTCGACACGAACCTCGACAACCCGTTCACCTGCCCCGACGTGACGGGTCTGAATGCGGTGGAAAACGTGCTGGTCCTGATGGACGGGACGGTTTCGTCGGACATCGACATCACGTGGACCCCGCCGAACGTCCCGCTGACGGGGATCGAGGTGTCGATCCTCGAGCAGGGGCAGTCGCAGTACCGGGTCCTTGCCCTCCTGCCTCCGGGGTCGACCGGGTACGTCGCCCGGAACATCCCGGCGGACCAGAGTGTGACGGTCAAGGTCGTCTGCATCGATGACGACGGGATCCGGTCGACCGGGGCCACGAAGGGGCTGACCCTCTACGGGAAGGCGCTTCCGCCCGGCAACCCCTCCAACCTGTCCGTCATTCCAGGCCCGGGGCTGGTGCGGATCCAATGGACCAACCCCTCTGACCAGGACCTGCGGTACGTCGAGATCGTGGAATATCAGGGGGTAGTTCAGCCGTCGTCGCCGAACCAGGGAACCCTTGTGGCGTGTATCGCCGGGACGTCGCTTACGCGGGGCGGACTGGAAGAAAGCACCGTCTACTGGTACTGGGTCCGAGCGGTGGACACGTCGGGGAACGTCTCGTCGTGGGTGGGGCCGATCAGCGCGACGACGGAATCGTTCGGCGTGGGGCCTGGGTCGATCACGGAGACTGAGATCGCCGACGACGCCATCTCGACGCCGAAGCTGAAGGCTAACTGCGTCACGGCAGAAAAGATCTCGGTCAATGCCCTGTCCGCGATCAAGGCGGACCTGGGAACGGTGACGGCTGGGGTCGCCAAGTCGTCGGACGGCAAATTCGAGATCAATCTGACCGACAAAACGCTGAAAATCTACGACGAGAATAACGTGCTTCGGGTGCATCTCGGTTATCTCGGATAGGAGGAAGGAACGATGGCGTGGGGGATGCGCGTGTGGGATGAAAATGGTCAATTGATCTGTGACTATACCGATAAGTTTGCTCGTCTTGTTTATTCCGTGGTAAAGGACGGCAAGACGAGCGGAAGCGAGTATATCCCTGAGGCGGACGGGAAAATGTCTATGCTACTCACGTTTCCGACAGCAAACAATACATCTGACATAGAGTTGATTTGTACGCTAGAAAACGACGGGACCTTGTCGTGGATCACCCCGGACCCTTCCCTCGTTATGGGGGAGCCAGGGGAAACCCAGATTTGTGTGTATGTCTGTGAATGATAGGTGAAAAAATGGGATTCTATGGAATAATCTGCGGAGCTGGAGGCGCAGTTCAAGTCGATCCGAATAAGGCAAATCTGCCCCTTTTAAGCACGGGGACTTTTTACAATCTGGTTAAAGATGACCCAATGGGTCACTATTACGAACAGACCGTATCGACCCCGAATGGTGAAATCGTTGCAGCGTGTGCATTTAGACCGATCTCTGATTGTTATTCCACAGTAGTGTGTGGGCGCGATCCAAATGGAAAATACACAAAAGTGATAGGAATGAATGGATCTGGAGGGGCATTCCAATATGCTATCTATAGTCAAACAGCACAGGAGAATCCATCTGGGTATGGGATGGTAATTTATGACGGGGATAGTGGGGTTGTATTCAGCAGTAAAAATCGCTACCCAAAAATAAGGAACGTTCTACTCGTTGACAGGACGTATCTTAGAACCCCCCCACGGTATATTGATATCGTCCATGGAGTGCCAAATGCCTATTTCATTGTACCTAGAGTGCAAGGATTGGAATATTTCGAATATGTCAATGGGCAAGGTTATCAGGGCTATGTGCAGCACCTAGTCGATGTAGGGTTACAAAAAATCAATGATACAACGGTTCGTGTCGGTTTGCTGGATGAGTATATATTTCGGGTTTGGACCACTTTTGAATTGCCATGGGATTACACTCCCAGAGTTATCCGTATCGCTGTTTGTGAGTTATGAGTGAGGAGGTGGTCGAGTGGAGGTTTTCCGCTGGGAACCGTTTCACACGCCCTCCGTTACGCCCGCCCACAACGTCATCACGACCACGTTCGAGACCGGACGGACGAAGCGGTACTACAAGGGGCGCAGACCTAGGGTCTGGACGCTGAAATTTCAGGTCACCTACGAAGACGCCCTCGACATCCTGCGGTTCTACAACGCGATGCGGGGGCCTTTTTCGTCGTTCCTCTGGAAGGACCCGCATTCCGGGGAATACATCACCGTGCATTTCAAGGACGACAATGTGACGCTGGAAAGCGAATGGCAGTTCAACGGCTTCCTCACGGTGACCCTTGAGGAAGTCCTCTGACGGGAGGCGACACGATGGGATTCCATGCGCAGAAGAACGTCACGTCCACGCCGATCGAGGCATGCGTCGGGTCGGCGGCGATGGAGACGCGGAACAGGCTGATGATCAAGAACGTCGGGCCGTCCAACGTCTATTACGCCTACACGTCTGGGGAGGCAACGTCGACGACCGGGATGCTTCTGGCCCCCTACGAAACGATGGTGTGGGAGTTCGGCGGACTGAAACCCTGCAGGCCAGATCACGTCTACGTGGCCTGTGCATCAGGTGAAACGGCGAAGGTCTGTGTCGAGGAATACTAGGGAGGTGCGGCACAGATGACAGGCCCCCTCAACGAATTGCTGGAGCTGTTCAAGATCTGTGCCTTCGAGACCCGGTGGACGGTCACGGACGGCAACGGCAACCCCGTCAACCTGGACGGGCAGACGGTCAAATTTCGAATCTGGGCATCGCAGACGGCGAGCAGTCCCCTTGTGGATGCCAACACGTCGAACGGGGGAATCATCGCGGACGGCAACGGCAATATCGACCTTTTCCTCTCGACGACCGTCATGGACATCGCCCCGACCGAGGACGTCCCGTACCTGTGGAACCTGATCGCGACGCTCGGAGGGCAGGACTACATCCTCGCCGAGGGGCCGTGCCTCGTCCACGGCAAAGCGAGAATAGGAGGAGCATAGACAAATGAATCTGACTACGGTCAGGGTTGATCGCGGGCTGGTGGTCGCCCGTGGCGGATATAACTGTACGATTACGAGATCGCTCAATATCGGCCTGCCCCGCAACGGCCTAGTCGCGCTGTACGACCCCTACCGTGACGCCTACGGGCTTGACGAAGCTGGACGTGCGGCGCTGC